CCGGCATCCATCCACAGTGACGATGCATTAAACTTTCGTAGTTTGTGACCATCTTTGAAGTAAGTAGAGTTAATTTCTCCGTCGCGTTCAGAGACCATGGTCTTCTCTTCGTTGACGACGAGTCCTACTTGACTTCCTTGTTTGATCACTTCACCACGGAGATCAGTGGTAGCCCGAACTTCGCGGGTAAGCAGGTCATCCCCATTAACCAAAAGGGGGTGGCTACTCCATTCTTTAAAACTAATCTCCTTCCTGTCTAACATAGCAGACAATGCCATGTCAACTACGGTCTTGTTGATCACGCAAAGTAAGGGAAAAGACATAACAGAGCCCATGGGCTGCCCTGAAAACGTCTCCTCACCATCTATCTTAAGATTGGAGAGCACACGGAGTGCTTCGATCTCGTCATCCTCCAGATGGTCCGCTTGTTCTTCCAATACCTCAACTGCTGCACTCACGTACTCCCGCTTAATGTTATCCGTAGCGGAAGTATAGTCAAAACTCAAAAATGCAGCGCCAGTAAGGCGTGAAACGTGCTGGTCGGTCGGTTCACCTACCAACAGCCACCCTCGCCTCTTCAACATGTCGTATAACGAATAATGCAATGGAGCGAGTCGGCGTGTGTTCTCGGAAGAGTATAACGTAACTACTCTTGGTTTACCCGAGGAAAACACCAACTCGTAGCGGCATTCGTCGCTAAATTCTTCCACATTCCAATTACCTCCCTCTTTCCTGCGGTATCGCCGGGTAGCGTTCCCGTTTGGAATAAAGGGAGCACGTTGTCGATCCCATCCCTTTTCGATGTTCTGCCTGAGAGCCCTTTTAAAGCGGCCCAAATGCTCAGCATCGACGGCAACTGGTCGGAATCGTGCTTCTTTCCATTGACTGAGCTTCTCCAAGAAGCGAGGTTCACATTCTTTGCAACAAGATTTCTCGAGTTTCTGAATTGTCTTAAAGCTCAGTTCGTCGATAGGGCTAAGCTTCTCGACGAAGCATTGTCTTACGGCGCTACGAAGCTCTCCGCATTTAATTTGCCGGGGTATATCTTTGGCTAGACGAGGCATACCCAACTCCTCGTACCATTTCAGTAATTTCTTTGCACGAGCGCGTAACCGCTCGCCGAGACGACACTATCCATCACCCTCATCGTGAAGCACCGTATACGGGTTAGCTTTGAGGGCCTTGACATTGTCGTTTGAAACGGCGTCAGGTTCTACGATACCTTCCAAAACGTAGCTTTCATTTAATTTGTTCTTTACGGCAGCTGAATACTGCATGTCGACATAGGTTACGTCCTCGACGTGAGACGTTAACCAATCAGATGTACCTCTGCTTTCCAAGGGGGTCGCCCCAGCCACTCTCGGTGGCGGGCATGGTCTAGCCGCTATCGCAGCTACATTACGCCAACTCTCCACTTGCGGAGCGTAGGCCCCGAGGACAGAGTCGTATAGCAAAACATCTGAAAGGACAGCATGTTGTTCTTCTTTTATACTCTTAATTGTCACCATGCTATGATAATTGGTTGAGTTCAGGGTTATAGTCCCCCTATCGACTGGTTTGGCAAATGGTGTCCATCCGTTCCCTTTATTTTCTGCAGACGGGAAGTCTGTCTCTTTCACCTGATACAAGGCTGCAGGTCAGCACACCAGGTATTTCAACCATTCTCAGCAACTATGTTGCAACCTCACCCTCGCAAGCCTTCTGATCCTCTACCCGTAGGTCACTTACCATCCCGGTAAGCCAGTGCCGCCCGTAGGGGACTGATTGTATCAAAACGCCGTTGAAGATTCGGTCGCAGAGCATACTGCGTCAACAAACGGTATAGG